TCCGCATCAACCCCAAGAACATGGCCGCTTACGAGGAGGTCAACCACGTCAACCTCGTGTTTTTATCAAACGAGCGCATGCCGGTCGTCCTCGATCAAGACGACCGGCGGCATCAAGTCATCTGGACGCCGGAAAAACTCAGCGAAAGCTATTATCAGGAAGTCGCCGCCGAAGCCAAAAACGGCGGAGCCGAAGCCTTGCATCACTACCTGCTCAACTTGGATTTGCAAGGATTTAGCCCGCATACAAAACCGGTCATGACAACAGCCAAGCAAGACCTGCTGGACCTCAGCAAAGACAGCATCGTCCGCTTTTACGACGAATGGAATGGCAAAGAAATCACCGGAGTGCCGCCCGTGCCCGCGCTCTCAGATGACATCTACATCCTCTACACCCACTGGTGTCGGCGCGAAGGTGTCAGATCAGCGCCAAAAAACAAAGCCATCGACGCCATCGCCAAACGCCCTGGCGTCAAAAAAGGGCGTAAGCGCTACCTGGACGGCATAAAAATGGTCGATAACCCAAAAACCATCATCATCCCGGCCAACGCCGAAGAAATGTCACCCGGCAATTCCGAGACCGGCTGGCTGGGATCAAACATCAGAGCGTTTAAAGATGCGCTCGATATGTACCGAGAGGATAGCCGTGCTTAACGTTGTGCAGGGTGTGCAGGCAGTTGTGCAGGGTATTGTGCAGAGTCAAAGCCGCGCCGCGCGTGGCCTGTGCAGGGTGTGCAGTACCGCGCCTTACGTGACGCGCGAGAAAACAACAGCAATAATCAAAAAACAAAACCGCCCTCGCGTATATAGATGCCTGCACACCCTGCACACCCTGCACAGGCCACGCATATCAACGCCTCGCGAATTTTCGCACCCTGCACACTCGCCCGCACACCCTGCACAACCATAATTTATTAAAAAAAATGAAAAAGATAGTTTGTGGATATGAAAACGCAAGAGATTTTAATCAGCAGATGAGAGCAGCTGTGCCTGAATTCCACGCCCTGGCTAAACAGCTCCACGCTGGCGGCTTAATAACCGGCCTGCGCGGCGCTACGCTGGATTTCACGATAGACAGTGTCGAGTTGATCGAGGATCAACCGCCATTACCGCACGAAGGGCATTATTGCCAAGAGTGCGTTAGCTGGCACCGACTGTATGCCGCCTCTAAAGCCGGTCATTGCTTAGTAACGCCGGGTTATCCAGGCACTACGCTTTTTGATAAAAAAGCCTGCAAAGAATTTGAGGGGGCGGGATGTTAATGAGCCAGTCCGATTTTGCCGCTCACATCGGCGTCAATCGCAGCCACATAACCCAACTCAAAAACGCCGGCCGCTTGGTTATGGATGGCGGCAAAGTAGACGTCGAGGCCTCCATCAAGCGCATAGAGGACACTAAAGACCCATCCAAGGAAGGCGTGGCCGAAAGGCACAGTAAGGAGCGAGCGCAAAAACAACCGACAGTCGAGCTTGCCGACGGGCAGGTGGGCAGCAAATCCGGCAGCGTCTACCAAAATGCGCGGGCCATGAAAGAGACCTACAACGCCAAGCAAGCAAAATTAGCCTACGAAAAAGAAATTGGCTTATTGCTGGTCGCTGACGAGGTCAGAATGGCCGTAGCCGATGGCGATACCGTCATCCGTAACCGCCTGGAATCACTGCCCGACATCCTAGCTCCTCAGCTGGCAGCGGAAACCGACGAGCAAAGAATCCGATCCCTGTTGATGGATCATATCGAAATACTGCTTAGCGACTTGTCGCGGAGCTTTAACGACATGGCAAAAATATGAGCATAACCCAGCAAACCCTAGAGTACATCGATACCGCCTTACTCATACCTTATGCCCGCAACAGCCGCACTCACTCGCCGGAGCAGGTCAGGCAAGTGTCCAACAGCATCAAAGAGTTTGGCTTCACAAATCCTGTGCTGATTGACGCCGGTAACGGCATCATTGCCGGGCATGGTCGCGTCATGGCGGCAGAAAGCCTTAGCATGGAGCAAGTGCCTTGCATCCGCTTGTCGCATTTAACTGAGGCCCAAAAACGAGCCTATGTTATTGCCGATAATCAGCTGGCGTTAAGCTCAGGCTGGGACGAGGATATGCTGCGTGCCGAGCTTCAAGACTTGCAGCAGATAGAGTTTGATTTGGATTTGATTGGATTTGATGCCGATTTTTTAGAAAAATTGTTGATTGAGGATGAGCATCCAGTCAAATCAAAAAATGCCGATATAGTTCCCGAGCCCCCAGTTGTCCCAGTCACCCAATTGGGTGACGTATGGCTACTAGGGGGGGGGGCATAGGCTTATGTGCGGAGATAGCACCAACATTGCCGCAGTCAGCAAGTTATTGTCCGGATCTAAACCTAATCTCATGGTTACAGACCCCCCGTATGGAGTTGAGTATGAGGCCGGGTGGCGTGCCGATGCAAAAGATAGAGTTAAGACTGACCGCGAAGCAGCATCAAATCTGCTAAATGACGACCGTGCCGATTGGTATGACGCATGGGCTTTGTTTCCGGGCGATATTGTTTACGTTTGGCATGCCAGCGCTTTTACAGACGTTGTTATGGATTCTCTCCGGAGAGCAAATTTCCAGGTAAAGCAGCAAATTATTTGGAATAAAAACGTCCATGCTCTAAGCCGAAGCCACTATCACTGGAAGCACGAGCCATGTTGGTTTGCTGTAAAAAATGGGGCAAGCGCAAATTGGATGGCTGGACGAGATCAAATGACAGTGTGGGACATTCCTAGCGTCATTTTTGAAAAAGATAAAACCGCTCATCCAACCCAAAAGTCGATAGGCATTTATGAAAAGCCTATCGAAAATCACACTCGCAAAGGCGACAGCCTATATGATCCCTTTGGTGGATCGGGCACACAGATAATCGCCTGCGAAAAACTAGGGCGCATATCCTACACTATGGAGCTTGATCCTAAGTTTTGCGATGTCATCGTGAAACGCTGGCAGCAATTCACCGGAAAACAAGCCAAGCTCGAATCTACCGGCCAAACCTTTGACGATCTAGTCAACAGCTAAGCCATGCAAAACGCCGCCCAAGTCATCAACGCCGCCCGCGCCCGAGCCTACGCCCCGCGCAAAAAGCAAACCGTGTCCGAATGGTCCGATAAAAACATCATTTTATCGCGTAAAACCAGCCCGGAGCCCGGTCCGTGGCACACCGACAGAAACCCGATCCTGCGCGAGCCGATGGACTGCCTGTCGGCACGCTCGACGATACACGAAGTCGTCATAAAATTCCCCATCCAAATAGGCAAAAGCGAAATCGGCCGCAACGCCATCGGCTACTGGATGGATCAAGCGCCCGGCCCAATCATGGCCGCGTTCCCGGCAGAAGTCAGCATGAATAAGTGGATTAACCAAAAACTTAATCCCATGCTCGACGATTCTCCGGTGGTGAAAAACGTGCTGGTATCGACCAACAGCCGCAACGCCGCCAACACCAAAGAATTTAAAGACTTTTTAGGCGGCCAGCTCTATGTCGAGCATGCCGGCGCACCGGCCCGTTTAAAATCGACCTCAGTCAAATACCTGGTCGTTGATGAATTAACCGAATTCGCCAATTCGTTCAAATCCGGGGACGACCCCATGGTGATGCTCGAAGACCGCTATTCCGCCTTTACCTCGACCTATAAGCGCCTGGACATCTCATCGCCCGGCACCAAAGGCATTTGCCGAATCGACGAACGCTACGAGCTATCCGACCGGCGGCGTTACTACATGCCATGCCCGCATTGCCTGGAAGAAATAATCTTCGAGTGGTCCGGCCTGCACTGGGACAAAGGCGGCGTCCGTGTCCGCTACGTCTGCCCGGAATGCGGCTGCGAAATCGAAGAGCATCAAAAAACCGCCATGATCAAAGCCGGGCGCTGGATACCGCAGAATCCGGAATCAAAAATTCGCGGCTATACCGTCAATTGCCTGTACTACCAAATCGGCCTAGGCCCGCGCTGGGAAAAACTGGTCGAGATGTGGTTAAGCGCACAAAACGACCCGGCCAAACTAAAAACCTATGTCAACAGCCGCTTGGCCGAAGCCTGGGAAGATCCTTCCATGCGCGCGGTCAAACTCAACGTCATCGCTGATCGTGCCGAATCGTATCGCCTGCGCCTGGCTCCGTTGGGTGTGTGCCAAGTGACCGCCGGCGTCGATACCCAAGACGACCGGCTCGAAGTGCAAATCGTCGGCTGGGGCAAAGGCATGGCGGCTTGGGTACTGGATTATGTCGTACTCTGGGGCGACCCAGCCGACGATGCTGTTTGGGTAGCGCTGACCGACCTGCTCAACCGTCCTATCGAGCACAGCAACGGCCATGCCCTACCGATCCAAGCCACCGCGATAGATGCCGGCGGACACCGTACCGAAGCCGTCAAATCCTATGTGCGCAGTCGCATGATCCGCCGCCCGATGGTCATCTTCGGCGCTGTGCCCAACAATGCGCCGGTGCTGTCCAGGCCGAAAGCGCAAGATGTCAACTTTCGAGGCCAATACAACAAGCGCGGCGTCATGATCCAGCACGTCGGCACCGTGGCCGTTAAAAACGTCCTGTTCGGTCGCATGGGCACCGATGGCGACAAGCCCGCAGAATCCCGCCTGCTCCACTTTAGTGATGAGCTGCCCAAAGAATACTTCAACGGCCTCGTGTCCGAGACCTTTAACCCAGCAAAAAACCGCTTCGAGAAAAAACGCGGAGCCCGTAACGAGCCGCTCGATACCCTGGTATACGCCTACGCCGCTGCGCATCATCACGAATTGCGCCTGCACCTGCATACCGCCGCCAAGTGGGATGAGTTGGGCGCAAAGCTGGCGGTGGTGTCGAGTGATGAATATAGGCGATTGCAAGCAGAGTCTGTTATACCTGAGCAGCAGCCAGCGCCGCTTCCTGCACCTAAAAAGCCAGCAAAATCCAACCAATTAGCATCAAACGCATGGAGTTCCAGACTATGAGCGTATCAGATCATATTGCCGCAGCATTGCGGCGCGACGTCCATGAGGCGCTGCAAAGCTCAATCGGCTTTAAGGACGACATCGCCGAATCGCTGGCTACGGCGGTAGTCGGGAAAATTCAACAGCGCTGGGGCGGCCAGAAAATTTACATATCAGTGAATAATGATAGCGTTGAGCGCAACCAGGCGATAAAGCAGGAGTTTACGGGGGATAACCATGCTGAAATTTGCCGCCGGTACAACATCAGCTTGAGCACGCTGTATCGTATAATCAAGCAATCAAAATTATGAGCACGCCCGGACGAGGTACTGGATATTAGATAATTCTATCCTTGATCCTCTTGGTTTTTAGCAAAAAAAGTTCCCAGAATGCTGGGTCCATATTGCGATGGCCGCTTGATCCGTTAGCGGATTCCCAGCCTTGCCAAGTACGCAAGCCCTTATAAATAAGCTCTGCCGCCTGGGTTTGGGTGAGTCCCGCGCTTTCTCGGGCCTGTTTTATTTGCTCCGGTGTCGGGCAGTCGGGGAATATCATGATGTCACCCTGTTGTTGGACGATGATAATTTAGACCGGCACCGGTCTGAGCAGGTTTTCGCCGCCTCGGATTTGGCCGTAAACGGCTGTCCGCAGAATGCGCAAATCTTACCGATACTAGCAGGCTCAGTGGGCTGGCGCGGGTATTCTCCGTCGCGCTCAGTCTTGACGCGCAAGAAAGCCAGCACTCGCGCCCGGTCAAATACGCCCCAGTCCTCGATAGTGTATTCGCCGGCGCTTGGCATGTGGCCGTCCTTGCGCCAAGTGATGATGACGCCGTATTGTCGCCGGGAATTAACGATTAGCCGCGACAGGCTAGCGCGAGATAGACCGATGACATCTTGCAGTTCGGGGATAGCCACTCCACCATGGCTGGCGATGTGATATAGCGCTCGCAGCAGCTTATCAGCATCCACGCGGGATATGCCGGATGTTAGTTTGTTGTTGCTCATAATCGATAGCCGGGGTATAGTCGGCCCTGAGATCGTCAGGGCCTCATTGAAGTATGGGTAGAAAATTTTTAGCTTTCCTTGGCGATCTCAAATTAATTCATTTTCTTCTAGCCACTCAATGTGCGCCAAATGCTCATTAAATTGAGTTTCGGTAGCTGTATCCTGAATTTTAATTCGCATAAAATCTGGGTATTTGCATAAATACCCAGATCGTGGCATCGAATGCTTTCCGTATTCACCAAAATCTTCTGTCACTTCGTAATCGTAGGGAGCTGTCAATATTGCTCCGCCTGCGGAATATACAGACATCCCAAGGTATTGAGCTTCTTTATTTGAGATTACCGCAAATTTAAATTCGTTCATGATTGCTCTCCAATAATTCCGGCTTCGTCCGGTATCGCTGTAGGCGAGTAATAAAGTTTCATACTGAAACACGCTGAAAGCCTCATTTTTCCGTTGATAAAATCGGCTCCTGAAAAATAAAGATTCATACTGAAACCGATCTAAATGGCGTAGGC